TAAATTAATGTGTCTATCCTTACCAGCCCAAGCCAATCCATTTAAGCCCCCTTGCTGCCATACCAATGGCCATATCCCAATCTAGTTGGCCTTGATTACACCGATTACGACCACGACCTAAAAATAGTAGAGGAATATACTCCGTCTCTCCATATATAGAAATAATAGCTTCCATATCCTTTCGTTCCTCTTCAGTTAACTGTTCTAAACCATACAGCTTAATGCCTTGTATTTCATCTACGCCAAACTCCTGCAATCTAGCCTCAAGCTGTTCTATCCCTTCTGATACATCGGTACTAGTAATTGGAATTCTACATTCTTGAATACATATATCGTTCCACCATAGCCATAAGTGTAAATTACCTTTTTCAACAACGCCAGTTACAGTCCCACTACGCCGCATCAAACTGTAACAAATAGGGATAGGCCAAAAATCGATTACATCTACTGGAGCATAAGTGTCTCGTATTCCTTGTTTTAACAGTTCTAATGAATGACGCTCTACAGCTACCATAAACATATGATAATTATGTCTTGGATATTCTCGACGACACGCATCCATTTGGAAGCTATCTCCATCAAAGTTAAAGTAATCCTCTACATTCCACTTGATAAATTCTTTCATATCAAAATCGTGAGGATCATAAGGTGCCACATGCATTTGTGTATCAATATTTGCCACAATGCTGTAGGCACCATCATCTAAATCATACATTTCAATAAATTTTCGAATATCCTCATCAATAGGTGCACTGCGTTTCATTTCTAGTGCATCGGTAATGACCATAGTTTTATTTTCTACATGAGCTGTAACACATACAATATGTTCATCTGTAATGCATACTCCAGTATGTATTTTCTTTTTTCGTTTCATAGATTCACCTCAATATGGTTTCACCTTTATAACATGCATATTATTATCCTTATCTACCGTCACATACATATGTACTCGACTAACAATTTTGTGACGCTTCAATTTTCCATAACTCATAACATGACGAGGGTTTTCTGATACTGAGTCAGCTTCAATCGTTATTTCCACGTCCGCATCATCAGCTACTATTAACTTTTGCTGAAAGTCCCATGTATTACCCGCTCTACAGTAGCCTACAAACCAATGTGCTCCACTTTGAGCTGCATAGTGTGCCTCTTCTAAATGCAATTCATCTATAGCATTACCTTCACAAATTTGACCAATACGCAGCCCCATAAAGGCTAACAATAATAAAAAAGACATTGTAAGTATCGCTACATATGTAATAAATCCAGCATTATGGGCTCCCATGTTCATGACTCGGTTCCTCATGATATTTATACCAATCATATATACTACTTTGACCTATAGCAACTTCATATATAGCTAATCCTCCATATCCAGCAGTATATTGCTTATCACCAGTAAATCGATTTGTAATATACCAACGCATGTGGATAGTTTCACTTTCATCTATACTAAATGGATGCTCTTGTGTATACCCCACATTTCGCTTATCTTTTGTACCTATAATGCGGCTACCACTAACCGGCTGCCAGCTGCCCTCCGGAAGTTCTAACCTCAGCGCATGGCGTTGTACAGTTAATGTAGTCCGTTTAGTATTGTGAACATATAAAGTCTTATTTCTATCCTCTACAGTTACCTGTACAGGATTCCATATAATTTGAGCTACAACCATACGTCTTGTATACCGGCCATCCTCCATCATCGCAACACTATCTATTAATTTTGCATTCCACATAACTCCGTAAAAAACTATCCCTAATAACAAGGTTAGAACGATAGTAGAAATAGTTATACTCATAAGTGTGGAATACAAAATAAAACCACTTTGTTTATCATGAGTAATCAACGTATTTCCTCCAAAAAGAGCGATAAGCTATACACAATAGTTTCATTATCTATGGCCTGTACAGTTAATCGTTGTAGGGCAATGCCATTTTCTACGGTAGGTTCTATGTGTGTTTTATAAGTAATAGATTCCCTAGGGCTCATAATAAATTGAGAGTTATGAATCCCTTCTTGAATGTGACCTGTTTTGTAATACTGGGACTTACTTGCCTCTAAATATGTTACAGTATCTTGTACTATATGATCCCAATAATAAGCCTTATAAATTGTCAAGGTAGCCATCCAAAATACAGATAGTATAACAGGCAATATAAACATAATAATGGCTGTTGATACTAAGGCATCTCCATACATAAATCCCTTAGTGTACTTCTTCCCATCGAATACGTCCCGTCTGCACAGATATCCATATACGATTTCTCTCACCACTTTCTCGATCCCGTAAAATAAGTTCCGTTCCATCATAAGGTAATCCTAGAGAAGAAAAAGAAATAATCGTTAAAGGTTGTACGTTTTCAATCCCTGTAGGTAACGATATATCGACTGTATGATGATGCGCATCCTCCTCTAAGGTATAGCTATCTTTATTTAATATGAATAACATGCGCCCTTTCCCATTCGACTTATGACCAAGCATGGACCAAAGTTGAACCTTTTTTAACATATATACCACTTCTTGAGTACTTCCATTTAAGGTATAACGACTGGGCGTCGTAACAATAGGCAAAGACAGAGAAATCAAAAGTAAAAATAAACTAATAGCAATAATCCACTCGGCTAACAAAGAGCCAAACTGATGATGTATAGGTTGTGCCTTAACCATTGATATAACACCTCCATATAGGATCCGCCATGTAAGGCACACCAAGCACCAAAGCATAGAAAGGGACCAAATGGAATATATCGATTACGATAGCTCGTTAGTAAGAGATAGAGAGAACCAACACAAAAGGCTACGTAAAAAAAACATATAATCTCCCAGGGCGTAAGCCACATGGAAATAGCAGAAAACCATTTCACATCGCCTAGTCCAAAACCTTTATGACTAATAAGACGAAGTCCATATGTAATAGTACCTACAGTCATAACACTTATGATTGTTATAAGCATAGACTTATCATTTAGAAAGCTATACAAAATACCACCTATAACAAGCACTAAGGCCCCTTCATCAGGTAATATATAGTAATGCATATCGATGGTAGCACCTGCTATGATGATGAGTGAAAACACAGCATACAAAGCAACGTGAATAAAGGATATTACCTGAGATGAAACTATAATAGGTAGTACTATGGATGCTATATACACGATCAGGGCTATAACATAATGAGTCCCTTTCATACCTTGTCCTTCCATACAATCAACTATAGATATTTAAATCTAACGATTGATATAACTACATATATATATGAAAACCTAAATCTACATATATAAGAAAACCTAAAACTACATTCCTATCATTAATACATGCACATTAAATACTAAATACTAGTTACTTGATACTGATATTAGATACTAGATGCTAAATTCTAGATATAAGTTACGTTTAAGGTGCATCAGGTGCTTTAACTACAACTGCTTTTGCCGTACCGCCATTAACCACTTCATAAGTAATGGTATATTCCTTATCCTTTGCAGTCTTAACATGTTCTGTAAGATAACCTTCTTTATATAGATTTTCTACAGTTGGTGGTGTATCTACATTCTTGTCGATCATAAAAGGTTATATCACTTGATTTTATTTCAAATTTCAAAATATGTTGTAATAATCAAAGTTTTATATAGTGGTTTATTAAGACCACTTACACAAAATACAATATTTAAAATTCATTTTTTGACGAATTTTTGACGGCAAATAAAAAAGAGGGTAGCAATTACGCTACCCTCAATTTGTTTTATTTATCTAATTCTACTAAGCGGTGCAACTTGCCATTAACAAACCACATTTCACAACGCACGTTGTTTTGGTCTACCAAGGTTGCCATATATAACCCCTCTTGGTTAGGTTGAATATCTTCTGTGAATTGATGTGTTTTTCCCTCGAATGTAAATACTTGTGCCATAATGTTTTCCTTTTAATCAATATATCCTAACTGTCAACTAACAGTTGATTGTTGCAAGCCGTGCAACTCGGAGATATTTGGATCACCTACCATCTCACAACTTTTACTAATGCGGATGCACCTTTAAATTCTGAACCTTTAAAGTGCGCTAACCCCTCAAAGCGTTTATCCTCATAGCCTACTGTTTCGTATACTTCGCCATTTGTCATTACAGTTACACCAGCTAGTATGCTATGTGGTTTATCTAGTTTGATTTTGTATACATCGACTTTTTGCTCGTCTGTGTTAGCAACTACTGCGGTTCTATCAGATTTTTCAGTAGCTGCTTTAGGCAAGTTAGGGTTACTATGTGCAATATCCTGTTTCACCTTTTCTGCAGCAACTTCAACTGTAGGTGCTTGTGTGTAATAAGTCGCTACTGGTTGAGTTCTTTCCTTAATGGAAATAACTTCTTGTGCTTGTTGTTCTGTAACATGAATTGCTTTTGATAATTCTGTAGGTGATTTAGATTGTTGTTGCGTAATTACAACAGGCTTTTCAATCTGTTTTTGTTTGTATATGTGATAGCACCCCATACACACCAACATAAATATTAGCATCGGAATTAGCACCTGTGCGGTGCGTTTGTGTGCTTTGATATAAGTTAGTACCTTACGTAGATAAAACATTCACCTATGCCCCCTCTACCTCTTCCATTAGCATTTTTAACGCTTTGAATTTCTCATCAGCAAATCGATTGTTTAGGCTTTCCCTTAATACGCTACTATTCCATTCAAGGCTCATGCACGTATCGTATATGCCAGCGATAAGGTCATAATCAAATCTCTTATCATCAATATAGGATAAGTTAGGCAACTCAATATTCAATGCTTTTTCCATTAGCTTTAATGCATCATTGAACATATTAACGATTTCACCAGTACCATACTGTACCGCTCTGCTCCACACTACATCCTTTAATGCATTAGAATGTTTTTCTACATTGAACATATTTTGTCTTAGGTACTCACACGCTACATCGTAGTATGCGGACTTGATGTAGTCATGTTGCATCCGTTCAAAACCTACCGCATCAAGTGTACCTAATTCTTGCCACTTAGCAATGAACCCATCAGAATTGATTTCACCACTATCAATCAAGGCTCTTGCATAATCGGTGTAAAAGCTACCTTGTTTTAAACCCCATCCTAAAAATGCATCAACACTACCACAATTACTTGCTAGTTGATATGTACCATAAGAGATACCGCCAGCATCATTGATGCCACTAGATACACACGCTGGATCACCATTACTTTCATACTCAGCACTCAACTGTCCTAATTCAGCCATTCTAATTACTCCTTTTCTTTGTCATTGCTGCCCCCATTCATATATTGGGAACGCTTAACACCACCAGTAGCACCAATATAACCACCTAACACACCAACTATTACGCTTGCCAAATCTTTCTGTTCAAGATAAATAGTCATAATTAGTGCGGTTGCTAGTGCCACTAATGTTATAGTATCTTCATAATGAATTTTCATTTAATCGCATCCTTTATTGATTTAACGAACGCTATCAACTCTTTAACCAATTTCATCGCACGTTGAAACCATGCACTTTCTACAAATTCTAGTTCAATCATATTCTCCACAATAGATGCTAATTCAACCATGATAGGTACTAGGTACAACAATGTAGATAAGAACACGTCAATGCGACCTAACATAGGAATGTCTACATCAGGCAATGTTAAGAGAATGAATGATAAGAGGAATAACCAAGGATAAGACTTAACTAATTTTTTAGTCATATCTGCTCTTAATTTTCCACTTACTAGAAATCTGCGTTGGTGTCCATCAACTTCAACGCTCGCCCATCCTCGCCATATAATCGCAAGGAACATATTCTTAATGGTTAACTCTCTATTAGTAGCCAAATTAAAATTGCGTGCCTCAACTAAGACACGCAACAATGTATCAACAAAAACTAATACAACACTTGTAAATATGGCTAGTGATATTCGCACCGCCTCATTTACACTAAAAACTTCGACCATAAAAGATGGAAGAAAAACTTCAATCATGCTTACTCTCCAATTCGTTCGATTTTAATTTTCAACAAATGTCTAGTGAGGTACACCCAATCTCTCCACCCATTAATATTAAATGTTGCCTTTTGTGCACCCTCTACGTTATTACCTAAACTTACATTCACTTCAATGTCCGTAGATGTAGCTATTGTAAATTCATTCGTTTTATCGTTCTGTCCATCAACAGTTGCCCTATATCTGCCTTTAGGCAAGTACACAAACATTTTTTCTGTACCCCTAATATCTGTAGGGTACTTTTGCCAATTCCAAGTAGTAAATAAAATAGGGCTTGTTTGAACATAACTCTTGTTACCATTCGATGTACGTTGCACCACAAGGGCGGTTTTATCACCGCCCAATCGTGCATAATACGTTTTACCATTAATAACTATCGGCAATCGTTTTTCGCCTACATCACGCAAGTTATCAGTCAATTCAAATGTTAGTGTATCGTTTCCTTTCTTAACTTTTAAGTTAGGCATTATTCAACATACACCTCATTTCCACCATTAGCACTCCACAATTTCAATCGGCTATTCAAGGATGTTTGTACTCTGCCCCAGCTTTTCCATGTATTCGCCATAAACATTCGATGGTACGTTTCGCCATTGAACGCATGGAATGTTTGGTCAATCATTGCACCTTTGCCAAAGTTCATTACAATTAACATACCTTGTTTATGGCTACGTGGTGGGTTATTAGCACCGCCATCAAAGTTAATCTCAATAGCACTTTGTTCTGTGAATGTGTTCCAATCTGTTGCCGTTTCAATTTTAGAATATGGAAAACCTAACTGGTCTACTTCAGTTTTCTTAACAAAGTTATCGTCTACATCCTTTTTCTTATAAATAGCCGTTCCGTAATGTTTGGTAGTAAGTACTGTGAAACTATCTGTACCATCATAGTGTTTAAATTCCTTACCTTTGATAAATGTATTAACAGAATTATCGCCAAGTTCAACATTACCGCTAGTAGATACCTTAGCCATAGCAACACCATGTCCGTCAGGTTTATAACCCTCGATTAAAGTGTTATTAGCCATTTTAAGTGCGCCATTTAATGTACCGCCTGTTAGTTTCAAGTAATCAAGCGTTGCCAATCGTGCAGTATTGATAGAGTTTTGATAGTCTTTGTTTGGATCACCAACATAAATATCAACTTGGTGTCGCTTATTAGGTTTTTCTGTTAAGACCGCAAAATAGAATTTGCCGTTGTAATAAGCTATATCTTCGATTTCAGTAGTTCTATTGATTTCAATAATCTGTTTAACTGTGCCAAATGGTGTACATTCTACCAAGCTACCAAGAGTTGCACTCATGATGCAGCCATTCAACATGAAAGCACCATTGTTATTGAAATCATCATATTCATAATCGACTTGATATGTTTTTAGTTTCTTGAAATCATCGTTGTACAAGTTGATCTCTCGTAATCGTTGTTGACCGCTAATAGGTACGATGCTTACATAAGTCCGTGTGATTGGGTCATATCCAATATTAAATACACGTTCATTCAATGTGATAGTACGTTCATATTGCATTGTGTCTGCGTTAAGTACTGTTAAGTTGTTACCATTTTTTAAGCCGTTGGCAAGGTAAATCTTATTAGTGTACTTGTTGTAGCACATGGTGTTACAATGCCCCATCTTATCAGGGTCATTAAATTTGTAAGTACCTACAATCTCAAACGTAGATGAATTGAGCTCATAGATTATTTGGTTGTTACCATCACCGCTAATACAAGCTAACACGAATACATTCTTTTTATCGTTGTAGGTAAAACCTTGACATTGGTTGACCTCATCGCCGTATTGAATATTTTTCACAAAGGCAATATTAGATGAACCTTTAAGCATTGGTGTTTCAGTAGGATAGAATGGTTTTACATTGTTATATGTACCCATATCCATGACACTATCTACTGTGTTAAAGGTTAGATGTTCATTGATTTTGTAGATGCCATTCGGTACTAACAATATCTTATTCTTCAAATTATCATTAGCACGTTTAAATGCTGCGGTATCATCTGCTACACCATCACCGACTGCCCCAAAGTCTTTTACGGAAACGATGCCATACAAGCTATCTTTAGTTTGATATTTTGCATCAGCCTCGGTTTTGGTAACTAAGCCGCCACCATTAGGTAGTGCAATCTGTTCAGCCTTAGCAGCTGCAGTTTCAGCACGTTTAGCAGCATCTGTTGCCTTGATAGCATTACTTGCGATTGATGTTTGTTTATTATCAATATCTGTTTTTAAATTACGTGCTTGGCTAACTAACTCATTAATATCTCGTTTATCAACAGTTGTTTGTCCAGCATATGCCTTAGCATCTCTGACTAATCGTTCAGCAGTAGCAACATTAGTTGAGGATGTATCTAGTGCTGTATTAGCCGTTGCCAATTTATCATCAACAGTAGATGCAATAGCTTTGATTTCTTCACCTAATCGGTTGATTATGTCTGCATTAGCGTTAATCTTATCTGACTTTTCGCTAATTACATTCATAGCATTCATAGCATCATTAGCTGCTTTTACAGAACGCTCAACAATATCTTTCGCAACTTCATTTGCATTCTTATCACTATCTACACGAATTTTAAGTGATCTATCTAAATCAGCTTTCATTTCTTGTAAGATAAGTACAATCTTATCCGTTGCGTGTTCGATATTCTCGAATGGGTATTCATCAGGCAAGTCCATATCTTGTGAAATTGGTGTTTTACGCTCCAAGATAACCTTTTGCCCTACGGCTAGTGCATCCCCATTAGCTGGGTAAATTACCGATTTGGTGCTTTCGTCATAATCGATGTTACCTACTTGTACCGCCTCTGTGCCATCTTCATCAACGATAGTTAGTTTAATATCCTCGATTTGGACAAAATCATATGGGAAAATAAACTTCTTGTTTCTCCCATCACATTGATACACTACAGATGGTTTTAGTACTTCTGGTGTCAATTTAACATCCCCTTTCAGTTGTATATAAATAGGACTACCCATTATGGATAGTCCTTATTTATCAATGTTTCTTTTTCTCTTTTTTAGTTTTAAGTCTACGGTCAAATACTACTGCCATGATTGCATCCTCTAGCGATGCATCGGTATCTGTGAAACCAAATTTAGCTAATGTCCACAAGCCATCAGTTACAGTATCACTAAACCCAGTTGCTCGGTTTGCTAACTGACTGAAACTTCTGCCTACATCTATACCATCTTTGTTTTTGCTCATAATTGCGTTGCCTAAATCGTAGAATTTCTCAACGATGCTTAATGCCATAACGCTATTACCTTTATTAAATACCTTTTCACCTAGAATGTATTTCATAGCCATATTTGACATATCACGGATGATTGGTATACCCATAGTACCTTGTGAAACTAACTCTTCGATAAACGACTTAGCTAAATCTTCAGGCTTATCATCATCGCCATTCGTCATAGCTTTATATGCCATCATACCGATAGCTTGTGAAATCAATGTCCACCATAGCATTTTAACGAACCTTGCATAATCGCCATTATCTTTTCGTGCGTAGTTACCCTCTGTGATGATGTTATAAAGTGTATTAGCGTAGGAATAGAACGGAACGAATAGTTGAGTGAATGTAGAACGTGAACGTTGAATAGCAGCAGCATCTTTTGTATCACCGCTACCAAATATATCACGCACCACTCTATCGCCAGCCTCAATCGATTGTTGCTCGACCCATTCAGCACTTACACCCTCTTTACCAAAGAGTTCAGCTTGCTTTTGATCATATGCAAACTTCCATACAGGAATGGATAATGCAAAGTCTGTTTCTGTAAGTAATCTGAACCCCATTTGATTTATATCATCTCGAATGTCAGCTAACTGTTCTACCTTATAACCACCAACATTTGTATCACCCAAACGTAAACCTTTACCTGCAATGGATAAACCTTGTTTCAAGTCTTTATCTAAAGTTTGTATACGTTCTCTCATGAAGATTGATTGACCTAATACAAAATCTCTAGTGTTGTTATATGTTGTAGTTCCGTGTCCGTAGAAACCAATACCAGCATGATTGATGGCTCTAATTGTATTACCTACACCGATACGATAGAACGCAACAGGAATGTTCAATGCATTTTGCAACGCTACAGATACTCGACCAGCCATGACTGCGGTTGATGTATTCTTTTTAAGTGTAAGAATTAAGCGGTCAATATCATTTGTTTTAGCTGCCTCGTCTTGCCAGTTATCACGAACCCAAGTTCGTAAGAATTGGTAGGTATCAGCACCAAATTTATCTACAATATAATTTTGGAGTTCACGATTAGAGATTAGCTTATTAACATCAGTTACTGCTTTTCGCATAGTTACATGATTAATAGCCTCTGTGATAGCATTAGGAATTACATCAAAATCAAGTAATAATGATTTATCCTTAACCACATCTAAACGTGATTTAGTAGCGCTCATACCAGTTCCCCATACTGCATTACTACTTACCATAGTTTTTGCAATATCTTCAACTTGGTTATCGCTTACAGATGCATTTACTTTAGGGTTATACACGATAGGGAAATATTGCCCCTCGATATTTCTACCACCGATAGAGAATGTCAAGCCATCTACTTTCTTTAATGGGTTTCCGTAAAGTTCCTCTTGAACCTTACTGCGTTCATCAAAGAATGAATTGATATGATCCCATGTGCGAATAACAAACTCCCAGTCCTTATCAGTCATGTGTTCTTGGAACGCACGTTCAATTTCAACTTCATTTGCCTTTGTAGTTTCCATTACACGTTGTCGGTTACTTTCTGTACCCCAGTTAAGGGCAATCATGATTAATTGCTCTTTAGTAAGTCCATACAAGTTACCAACTGTATATAGATGTTCATTACGCATATTGAATAACTCACGCTTGGAATATATTCCTACATCCTTAGCCAATCTACGCATTGATACTTCCTTACGCTCGTTGAACGCTTGCGTAGCACGGCTGATTGGGTCATAGATGTATTTAACCGCAAACCCATTCTTGCCGCCACCCATTCGTCTTAGGAATGTTTCAACTTTCATCAATGCTAAATGGAAACCATATAACTTACCACTAACTGCATCGGTTTTCGTTTGGTTATTAAGATTGTTAAACACATCACCAGTTGCACCACCAAATGTTTCAGTAGCCTCACCGATGATTTCTTGTACTGCATTTTCAAACGATACGCTTTTACCCTCATCGTTCAAAATGGTTGTACCCTCATACTCATTTCTGCCGTTTTTATACATACCAGTCATGAGTTCTTCTAAGGTTTCCAACTCATTCATCGTGATTGATTTGAATGATTTAGGTGTCTTAGCATAGAACATTTCTGCTATCCAAGGTTGTAATTGAACCATAGATTGTTGGTTAAGAATGAGTGCATCCACATCAAGTGCGGATAATACTGTGTTCATATCAAAACCATCTGTAGGTGCTAGCCCATCGTACTTAGTTAAACCCATTTGATATGCCATGTGTGCGTAGAAATAACGCATATTAGGTTCAATAGCAATAGGGTTTTTAGGTCTAGTCATACGTTGTAATTGTTGTTTCAATTTCAACCGCAACTTCTTGGACTTTTCAAAGTTTTCAAACGCTACTCTTGCTCTTGCTTGTTGTAGCATTTGTTCACGCTTATATCCTAGTGCTTTATCAACCTTACCACTTGCCAATGCTCTATCAGCTTTCTTACCAGCAGTTACCGCTTTATTCTGATACGTTTTAAACTGAATAGCATTAGAAATAGGCAATTCACCTAATTCTTTTCTTGCTCTATTCATATAGTCGGAGATAGCACCTAAACCAGCACCACGAATAGAACGTACATTATTGATGCGGTCTTGTAACTCATCTTTTAGTTGATCAATACGTTCACTAGCTTTTAATTCTTGCTTTTCTACTCGTTCTTGTGTGCGTTCTGCTAATCGTTCTTTTTGTTCAATAGCACGATCTAGTTGATTAGTAATAGTTGTTAATCGTTTAGATAACTCACTATTCCTATCTTTTAGTTCGCTCTCACGTTCCCTTGCCTTATCTGTGAGTTCTGCTTTTTCATTGTTCAACTTTTCGATTAAGCGTTCCGCTTTTTCAAGTTCCTTTGTTGTATCAACAAGTGCAGCATCCACCTTTTTCTTATCAGATTTAAGAATATCGTACTTAGTAGGTTTAACCTCTTTTTCGATTTCGCTTAATTCCGTATCAATAGTTTCTGCGTTAGGGTCTAGTTTACGAATACGCTCTAACAACGCCCAGTTCTTAGCTAATTCACGATTAGTAGACTTTTGAATAATCTTACTTTCCTCTTCGGTTAATCTCATTTGACCTTGTGTACTAAGCAAGATTTCTTCTGCTATTTGCTCGTTGGTTTTTCCTACATTGTTATCTTTCATAAACTCTGCTTTCGCATTGTCCATTTCTTGATTGATAGCATCGTTAAATGTAGCACCAGTTTGTTCTACTTCTGCTCGTTCTAACTCTTCAATAGAGTTGTACTGTGTATCTTTTAACGCACCATCACCAAACACATTGTATCGTTGATGGTCTTTGTATATAGGATATTGCTCAATCAATCGTTTTTCGATTTCAATTTGAATAGCATCCTTTTCTTCATCCCATTCTTTAATTGGTCTATTATCCAATTCTTTCATGAGTTTTCGCATCACACGTTCTTTTGCTTTTTCCTTTACATCTGCGATGTAAGATTGCATACGTGCTTGGTCTTGCTCGGATAGTTGCTTATAGAGTTCGGTTTTCTCAAACTGTTCTAATTGTTGTTGCTCTGCATATGCCTCAATATCCTCTTGGGTTGCGATCATACGTGCCATAACATCTTTAATATCAGATGGTACTTCACCACCTAATCGTTGAACGCTACGATAAATGTATGTTAGCCATTTGGAGAATTGACGGAATACTCTTTGCAATGCACTTGTTGGTGCTTCACCACTTCGCAAGTAGCTTTCCCAACCTCGTGCAAATTTCTCATGTGCTTTCGTATTGTCTACGTTTTCACCATCAACCCAACCGCTCCACTCTTTCAACTTGTTCCAATCTGTTACAAGTTGCTCAGGTGCGTTTTCCATAGATGCTAATTTTTGTATATCATCAAAGAAAACATGACCCATTTCGTGTAAGAATGTACTTCTATCAGCTGTCTTGAAAATGCTGATAATGCGTTTACCATCTTTCATGATTTCTGTCATACCGTTTATAGATTGGTTGTACTTTTCAATGACTTTAATTGCCTTGTTATCGAACACTACATAGCATCGACCATCTTCTATGCCCTCATATGTGATACCTTTTATACCATGTTCATTCAAATATTCAGATGCTAGTTTATCACCACCCAATGCAGTTGATAGTGATTTATAGATATTTAAGCCAAACGAATTACCCTCACTAAAAAGATTATTTATATTATCTTTATAGCCTATAACTTTTTGGTTATCTTCTTGTGTTAATGCATCTAACTCAATTCGTGCTTTTTCTAAATTATCACCAATGATAGCTTTTAACTTATTTTTATCAGCACTACCCCAATCATCAAAACCATACTTTTTAGCTAGTCTATCAGCATTTCTCTGTACAATTTTATTTAATGTTTCTTTTTCTTCATACTTGCCAACGTAATTTAAATCAGTCTCTAAGCCTTGGTAAATATCATTAACTTCTTTAACGTGTCTATTACCATTATAAGAATGATCAGAACGATAAGCATTTATAAATGCATCTTTCTGTAATGTATCTAAACTGTTTATAGCATCAATAATTTGTTCTTGAATTTCTTTTGGCTGAATGTTAAGGGTTTGATTCCAGTCTAACATTTTATTGCTTTCAGGAATATCAACCTTAAATAAAGATGATTTATCCGTTTCATGGACATCAGATAAAACCTCTTTGTAGTTTTTTGCCATTTCTTTATTTTTAGCAAAATACAAACCCCAACCATAAAATTGTGCGCCCTCACCGCTACCAATAGCACCTAAATCAAACTCATCAAAATCATGTGGTGAACCATGCCATGCAGTTTGATTATATGTTTGTGTGTAATAATTGCCATTTCCATTATTATCTACATATAAAACACCTTTTCCGTCCTTGACTCCATTCAATATGTCTTTTATACTTATAGTATCAAAAGCAGTACTACTAGACGTATGACTGGCCGCTTGGCTATTGCCACTCTGTGCCTTAACGTTAGTAGTACTGCTTTTTTGTATGTTCACATCATAAAGATAAACAGTTTTTGGGTTGACTGTTAATTTACCTTTTTTCTCTTCCGCTATCAATCTTACCGCATAATAATTACCATTGATATTAACAGCAGCTAACAAATTATGATAATTCTCTATACCATTTTTTCGTCTTTGACGTCTTTTTTGACCTTTACTCATATTATTTGTAGGCCTGTTAAGTTTTTTATTTTTAGAGCTATCAATAACTACGCTGTGTTGTAATATGTTCGATACATCGCCAATTATCAATCTTTTATTTGACTTATTTATTCTACTTGTTTCAGTACCAAATGCAACATGACTTATACCATCGTTATCATTAGGCGGTAAAACAATAACATTACCATCCTCAATCATAACCGCTTGTGGTGGTGTATTTTTAAATAAATCTATTATGTCTTTTTCTGTTTTTAGATTGGTTTTAAGCTTTGTTAAATCAACAACTTGTAATTGGTGATTTAAGTCAACATCTGCATTTAATGGTTGTGCATATCCGACTTTTTCTCCTAATTTAGCATTCATATTAATACGCACACTATCACGGAAATAATCCATAGCGGTATAACCGCCTTTACCCATTTGTCGCATATATTGTGCCATTATATCAGCGTGTTGTGCCATTAACAATGCATTAGCTTTTGCCGTTTCACGTTGTTTTCTATTCGTGCTTTCGCTAATAGCTTTAACTACTTCGTTGTATACATCATATCCACTTTTAGATAATTGCATCCGTAATGCTATGTCATTATTCGCCAATTCAAAGACTTTATCTTTCATAGCCTCTAAACTTTCGATTTGCATTAACATATGTTCCATATCTGCATAATGTGCATCAGATTGTGCTAATGCATCAGCGTTACCATCAAGGCTTGCCGTTGTAGTTGCTCTGCTATACTCATATGCTGCTCGTCTACGTTCTGCATTAGTCCGTGGTGCTTTACCGCCATTGTTAGCTTTATAATCAATTAGCCATTGTGGTTCAATGCCAGTACTTACCGCATCATTGATAGATGTATCTGCATTGTCAAAATCACTAGCATAGGTTTCTCTGTACTGTTCTTTTAACGTGTGCAATAAATTGTTGAAATTACGTTTAATGTTCGTAGGGTCAGATAGTACCTCATTAAGTACTTCACGATCTATATCAGATGCACCCTCAAATTCATTACGGATAATATCATCTTTGATACGTTCCGCACGTTTAGAGGTGTCATCTTTCAATACAGATTTAGCAACATCTACTTCTTGCTTTGCACGTTCTAGTGTAGCCAATGACATACCACCTCTAGTAAAGTAAGAGGTTTGTTTTAATGCATCTACAGTTTCATCTGATAAGTTCATAGATACTTGTGCATACGAACCAATAGGAATTTCAACAGGGGCATCTGCCTCAATAGCTGCTTTCACTTCCTCTTGTGTAACCAAGCCGTTATCAACCATATCACGGATAGCAAGTTGTCCGTTTTCAGATTGTACTAATTCCGCTACATCTACATATTGTGTAGATACACCAATCTTATCGCCCTGTGCTTGTACGATTTTTCCGTACAACTCAGGGTTTTCTTTTGCGATTTTATTGGTAGTGCTATCTTTACGAACATTATCCATAATGACTGCACCATTGCGGTTTTGCTCTGCGATGATTGCTGCTTGTTGTTGTTCAGGTGTTAGCTTTTGGAAATCTCGGAAAGCCTTTGCAGTACGTACACCACCTACTGCACCACCGATAGCACCAAAACCGATTACCGCTGGCAATGCTTGTTTCATTGCATCTAGTGAACCTATAGCAATATCACCTACGCTATAATAACCCTCTAGGTCATTATCCTTGCGTGTTAGGTTGTGTTGCACCTTTTCGTTTACATCTTGCAAGCCCTCTTCAAAGAGTTCAGGTACACCAGCTTTAATAGAGTTTTTAGCCATCTGTGCAACAGTTGTTCCTATACCTCTATCAAAGGTTGCTGCAATATCTGTAGTGCCATTTGTAATTACTTTTGCTAACGCTGATTTAGGTGCAACATTATTGATACCTTTACCAATAGCTTTAGTTGCTACAAATTCGATACCAGCATCAATAGCAGCGTATGACATAGCATACTTTCTAGCCTCTTCATTAGAATATACTTGATTTCCGTTTGCATCTCGTTTTTGAATAAGTTCAAGGTATTTGTTACCGAAAGACATTTGATACATCTGTTCAGCCATACCAACTTGAACACCAGTACTCAAACCAGCTAATGCAGCTGGAATAGCACCAGCACCACCAGCTGGAGCAGTAGCAATAGCACCAGCCGCTGCACCTAATGCCATGCCCTCTGCAGCACGATTAGAACCCATTATAGCTTGTGCAGCCATCATATATGCTTGACTAGCAGTTGCACCAGCTACTGTTTCCAATACATCGTACTCATCCGCCTTACGATATTTAGATAAGTTAGATTGTAACCGCTCTACCTCATCGTTAAGTTCTTGAATACGTTTAGGGTCAGTAGCAGTTGATAACTCCATACCAACTTTGCCTAGTTTGATTTGGTCGTTAATAGCCCATGTGCTTTGTTGGATGCTATCCCATACACCATACGTATCTTTTACAGATTGTAGGTTTTGAAGAGTAGTGATTGCCTCTGCGGAGTTTTTATAATTGATACCAACCAATTCAGGGTACAACTCATACACTTCATTAAGAGTTTTACCACGATTGATTTGTGCTGCCGCCGCCTCTGCTCGTCTAATACCATCTTGACCGCTTGCCATGATAAGGTCAGGACTAATACCTAGTGCCTCACCACTATCATATGCTGATTGCGCCCAGTCCGCTTTATTCCACAAATAGATTTGCTCTGCACGATGCATTACAGGTTGTAAGATTTCACCAGCTTTATTTACAAAGTTCTCACTCTGTTGCGGTGTAACATCAGTTTGTGTTAATGCGTTCATAGCATTCATATCAACAGTAGCAGTTGATGGGTCTTTTGTTAGCCAATCACTTACACCACTAGCTGCATTGCTAATAGCTTTACCATATGAATTGTCTGTTACTTCTTGTTGAACACCGCCCTCAAATTTTACGTTTGCGTGTGATCTAACACTAAACGTACCATTTGTCGCTTGTTCAGGTGTAATCTTATAATCACTCATTATTGTCCTAACCTTTCAGCTAATTCTGCTGGTGTTATGGTGTATTCCTCGCCTCTAGCATCTTTGTACACATAATATGGTTGTCCATCTGCACCAGTTGTGTTATACAAACCATACATACCTTGTGATGCTAGTTGTGCGTTCGTGTAAGATACTGCAGCGCCTTTACCACCAAATGTGTTTGCTAACTTACCTACACCCCAATATTTACCAGTTTCAGTTGATGCAATTGTTTGTTCCGCCACCGCATCAGCACCCCATTGTGCCATTTGTGCTGGCGATGGGTCATATCCGTTTTTCTCTCTAAACTCTTGTACTTTAGGATAAACTGCAGTTGATACCCCTTGCCATTCAACACCATCTATTTTTCTACCAGCTAAGTTTTCTATGCTACTTTTCATACCAGCCATATCAGGGGAATACTTCCCTGTACCATTTGAATACTCATCAAATTCATGGTTAATATCCGCCAGTTGTGGAGCGGTAAAATACACACCCATTTCTCCTAGGTAACTATTTAAATCGCCCATAGACTTGAATTGTCCATTAGCGATTGCAGCCTTAACCGCTAATACATTTACTGATTTAGCTTGTAATGCTTTTGCAGCTGCCTTATTTACAGAGATTTGTGCTTGGTTTAGTTGACCTTGCATCGCTCTTTGATATTCAGGATGCGTTTCCGCATAATCTTGTCGCATCTTCAATACTTCAACATCAGTTGCACCATTCTTAACCGCTGCTGCTACACGTTGTTCAATCTCTACTTTTTGGTTTTCAAGTATTTGTGCTTTACGTTTAGCCATGACTTGTAAGCGTGTTGCTACGTTACGTTGGATCATATCTTTTCGTTTTTGTGCTTCTGCTGGTGTTTCTTCCCTAGCCTTTTCGCCACCAAACAATTTTGCCTTAACTTCTTGTATATACTGACGAACACTTGGTTCATCGCCGTTACCTTGTGGCGCATCCCATGAATAGTGGTTGCCATCACCATCAATAGCATCAGGCGCTCCATCTCTCCATCTAGCACCATTACCTGGCCCAGCATACCAAGCAGCAAATGCACCCTCAACACCATACTCTTTGGCATACTCACCAAGTTTATATGCAGCAACTTTCTTTTGTGCCTCAGGGTCTGTCATGTCAGCACCAGCTATACCAGCTTGTTCACTCCATTTAGGCCAGTTGCTAGGTAATATTTGGAATAGTCCGTAAGCACCAGTTCTGCCATTAACCGCTCCAGCATCACCGCTACTTTCTTGCCCCATAACTGCAGCCATGAGGTCTTGAACGCTTGCATTTCCACCGCTACTAGCACCAGCAACTTTACCAAAACCACCATTAAACAATTTATCTGTAACTTTGGTTAGTAAATCAGGGTCATTAGGGTCAAACTCACCAATGATACTATCAATCTTGCTATCATCTGATGTGGCTAATACCATTGATGCATTGCGCACCTTTTGACGATACCCCATAATTTTTTCTTCATCGATTAAGCCTGACATAGCAACTTGATTGATAATCTTGTTAGCACCATCTAAATCATCATCAGCCATTTTCTTTTCAATCATGGTTGTAGCAATGTTTTGTTGTGCTTTTTTAACTTGTAAACGGATAGTATTATCATCATACCCAAGATTAGATAATTGTGCTGCTACACTACCGCTTACTTGTTTCATGGCATCATCGAATGCATCAGGACTAGCATTTACCACCGCATTATTAGATATGTTTTGTACATTCATATCTAGTGCTTTCATAGCACTATCTTCAAATTGACCTCGTACAAACTTATTGATCGTGTTTGTAGTATTAGTCATATCATTATCTACAACTTTATTAAAAGCATTGACCGCATCTTTGAATTTAAAACCATACTTTTCAGATATAACTTGCCTTGCTCTTTTCTCTTGGTTCTGATAATCAAGCGGAATGGTTAAAGCATTTTCGCCCTTTCGGTTCATAGCACCATTATCAGGGTTATATAACCAATCATTCATCATGGCATTATATTCATTCGTTGCATTTACAACATCGGTCATTTCCTTTTGCTTTTGTATAGTCAACATTGTGTTGCCTAAATCACCAATGGCTTTTGTGAGGTTATCCATGCCTTGTGTGTTACCACCATAAGCCATTTCATTTACATTAGCTTGTACACCGCCATTAATTGTGTTTAAGCGTTGATTACTATCATAGCCTATTAACTTCATTAGATACCCCACCTATTATTTCTAATAGCACCTTTGGTTACGAATTTCATCTTAGGCATACCAGCAGCCTCTAGTGCATCACTAGCTGGTGTGTAGTAGTTATTACCACTACCTACATTTTGGCTTGCATATTGTTGTTTCAAACCATAGATACTAGATGCACCACTCAATATCGTACCTAGCATCGCCATTCTAGTTTGTTTCTTAGCGTTACTTGCCGCTGCTCGTGCGGTGCTTGCCTCGTTGCGGTAGTTCATGCCGTTAAGGTATTCGTTGTAGATACTGTTATTCTTGTTAGTTTCCCAATTCTGAATATCTTTGTTGTACTCATCATAACTAGATGCCATTAATTGTAATGGTGTACCAGCCATCATCAAGCCACTAGCACCAGTTTCTGCCGTATTCTGACCTTGGATAAGTCGCATCTTATCGGACATTTTATCTCGTTCTTGCAAGGCTTGGTCTGCAATTTGTTCTTGCTTGCGATCACTAATACGTGCGTTAGCCTCTGCTACCCTTGCTTGTTGTGCGTACATTGCAGCTTGCGCCTTACCTTGTTGGTGTTGTGTAAACAATGTACCGACCATACTTGCTGCAGTTAATGCAATAGGGTTACACATTCGCATCCCCCTTTCTCAATGTGAATAAAACCATATCCCCATCGTTAATATCGTAATGAATAACCGCACCTAATGACTTTAGCCATCTAATGGTGCGGTAATTTTCTTTGTGTATGTAATTAAAAAGTACTTCCCTAGTTTGTAGCCATTCCCTAATGATATTTCTACTAACTTTTATAAATTGCTTTTGCAATGTCAAACTACGTTCAAAATCTTTACTCCCCAAAAAGTAAATGCAATGCATACCATTTAATGATGTGTTCGATACCCCATATACACATAATGGTTTGTCATTATCAATAACAATACGACTTTGATAATCTTCCCCAAGAATATCGTTTACAAAGTCATTTTCTCCATAGTTTGAATTTTTTCGATTGATATATTTAACCTCTAAGGCATCTATAGGTCGCAAGTTGATATATAACTCACGAATTAACGAAACGTGCTTAGATGGGCAAATATTACATTCCATGAACATTTGGGAAACCACCGCCAATTTCTACCTCTCTTGTAACCGCTAATAGGTTAAATGGGAAAGGTTTTGAGTGCTTTATGCATATTTCTGTATTTGTATTTACGCTAGTTGCTATCTTAGGTAGTACTATTACAGTATCGCCAGTAAATAGTGATTTAGGTTTTAAGATTAAATCATCTACATCATCAAATGTTTTACCTACGCTACCACCATATGAACGATATAACCGCAACGCAACTCGTGTTATAGTTACCAATCTACATTGCAATGTGCCATCGTTTATTTGTTGCTCTACGCTAGGTATTTTGATTTTAGTAGTATAAGGTAACCCAACAGTAATTACATTTGCTTTGCCGTCCAGTTTAATAACACCAGTTGGTGGTACCACCCTAGATGGCATCTGTTGTCCATCAACTACTATGTCTACCATTTGTCCAACTAGATGAGGTGCGTTTATGTAATCGGTCTTAATTGAATTAGCGACTTTAACATAGCAATCTAGGAACACATCGGAGTTGTCCTCTGTATATAGCGGAATACTACGTTCAATGCATTTAACACTCTTATTATTAATCACACGATCTACTACAAAATAGATTGTGTCTTGTTCACCCTCTGCCACACTCTCTACATATCGGTATTTACCATTTGTAACAAAGTGCGACCAACCATACACCTTTTGTTCAGGTATATATGTTAAACAGTTAAGTTGTCCATCATCTCTAACGTAGTAAATAATACTGTCAGGGTCTTGTGCATATGCACTCGTTACTGCCACATGACCTTTAACCAATGTTTTAACAAAGAGTGTAAGGTCTTGTCCTGTGTAGTTGTCGCTTTCGTAAGAGTAACCCATATCACGAACAGTACCGCCACGCTCTTGAACGAACACACAACGATTACCGATAAACTGTGGTTCACATTTCAATGCACCACGTTGTGTTTGTGTTTTAAGGTAACAGTTAGTAGGTGTAATAGTCTTACTACCATCTACTATCCATTCATTACCACTCGTAAGCACGATTAAGTCATTAGCTGGTACAAGGTGTCTAATCTCATACATCTTGCGGTTGATTACTGGCAATGTAATTGCACTATCATCTGTAATCGTACCGCCTACCTTTTCAACACCAAAATTAGGATAATCACCAGTTCGACTAAACCAAATATAGTTAGGCTTGCTATCAGTAGCAGCAACTACAAATCGGTCTTGATAGAATGTACATAGTTTTGGATAACCTCTACCCCTATTCCAACTGCCTAACTTCCATTGATGGCTCGGCTCACCCTCTTTAATGCCATTCAGAACATTAACCTTTGCATTCTTAGCATCAGTAACGCTTTTAATCTCAACGATACCATATTGGGTAAACGGCAAAATAGATAAGTCGCAATTCACAGAACCACCTTTAATATCCGATACATATTTAAGCCTTGCTCCAGCCTCTATCTTACCTGTATCAGTTACGTTGTAGTCATTCTTAGAGGTGTATGTTCTGTAATCTTTCCATGTTTGACCATCGTTGTTAGAAATTTGTAACTTTACAGTACCTTCCCATGTTCCGTGTGTTGTGAATTTCCATGATAGTTCTGTATCGGTACTAAACGCTCCAACATTGTAATTGATGTTATTATAGGTCTTTTCTGTAGTCGATGCCGTGAAGTAATTTTTTCTAACCTTTTTCTCCACAACTTCACCAACGGACTTGGTGTGTACCGCCTCAATGTAGTATGCAATTTGAATGACACTACCTACCATGTCTTGTGTGAATAGGTCTTTTGTAGATGTGATCGTATCGCCATTAACTGTCAATGTGTGTCCATTATCGGTGTTGATTTCATCATAAGGTTGTTCGGTTAGCTTATATGCACCCAACCGCCAGTCAGCATCACTATATCGTGATAGCGTTTGAATAGGGTACTTACCACTACAAATGAACATTACATCGCCACTTTGGATGCAGTTTAATTCGCCTACAACGTCCGCCTCAAATGGTGTCGCTACTTCAACATTCGTATACACACCATTGCGCCATACTCTAACGTATCTATCACCAAATTCAAGCATGAATGATTGGTTCTTATTAGTAGTAAATTCAAACAGTCTAACAGGTTTATCATTATGTTTAGCATAGCCAATAAACTGTGAACCTTGCCTACGTGCTACCGCACCATAAGGTCGAATAACTGCGTTTTCAGCAAGCAGTAATGCACTTTTATATTGTTCTAAATCAAATCGGCTAGATACATCTGGTGATACTTCGCCAGTAGTAAATGCGACTTGTCCGATATACATAGGTTGCATATCACCAACTCCTTGCTTTTAAATAGCTAGATACATAAGGCATATCTAGTCTGCGCTCTTTTGCACTCATAGATTTTGCCTCTTGTAATGCTGCTTGATACAACTTGTACGACTGGTCAAACAAACCACTATTACCAGTTAGTGGCATTGCTAAATCAGATGCCATCTTACACACCAACGCTTTAACAAAGATAGGGTTCATTACATCAGCATCGGTAATATCGTACACATAATCAATATGCATCAATGGTACATCAGATACGATGTACTTTGTATTGTTATCAGTTAAATAAACATCATATTCACGTTGCTTTTCCGCTCGGTATCGTTCCCCCTGTGGAATTACTGCAAGGATGCGAACACATTTTTCAGGATATGCATACACATAACCCCAACCATCAATCTTATGTTCAGATAGCACCGCACGTTCACGCTTTCGTGCAAAGTTCCATTCAAACTGTTCTAACAATACTCTACGTGTTAGATCATAATGCAATCTGCATTGTCTAGCAGGTTCTGTTTCTTCCGTCATAGAACGAATGCGACCTGCATTGATAAGAGATAATGCTTGATTACAGATGTCAGTAGGTGTCATTTGTTCCACCTTTCTATAAAAAAAGAGGGGGCAAAATACCCCCTCGTTCAATTATTCAGCAGTTTCTTCCGCTTTTTTACCACGTTTCTTTGGTGTAGGTTCTGCCTCTTCGACTTCCTCTACTTCTGCGGATGCATCACCTACAGGCTCAAACAAAGAATTGAAGTAGTCCTTATCATATTCAGCCACTTCATCTTTTGTAAATGTTACTGTTTCTCCCTCATGCAATAAGCCTAAGGTGTTGTGATAGCATTTTTGCTTAACGATATATTCCATTTATAACTCCTATACCAAACGCACATCAGGTGTCAAGAATGCAGTAATTGTACCGCCAGTCATATTATTAGCGTTAAGTTTTAAGTACTTTTTAGCACCGCTTCCTAAACGTACCGCAACTTTAGTACCTGCTTTAGAGTTAGCTGGTAATGTAATACCATGCACCAATACCGCATTGGCAATGTTTTCTGTATTAGATGTGTACAAGTTAAACAATGGTGTACCAGTAACATCTTTATCAAGTCGAATTACAAGCCACAAAGATGTCTCAGCATCACCGCCGTTACCATTCATAACAACATCGGAGTTGACATTAGCAGTTACAGCTTGTTTGTAGAAAAATGTATTTTGTTTATCGATATACATATTTTATCCCCCTATTATTGTACACGTGCTTCTGTAGAGATTAACGCATCAGTCTTACGAACAGGAATGCCATTTGCACGGACTACTGTATGACCCATTTCTTGGTCTTCGGAAATAGTGTATTTGTGTGCCTCGTTCTTTTGCATACGCAAGAATGTACGTACAGTAGGGTTCATATACCATACTGCTCGACCCATACCCATGTTAGGAATAAGTTCTTCCGCTTTAATCATAAGGTTGATAAGGTCAGCACCAGTTTTAGCATCTTTAGTCAATGCATTCACATCGATGTTTGCGATACGTACAACATATCTCCAATCACGTACAGTTAAGCCTGTATCAAGTTTGTAGTGTGTACGATAACCTTGGTAACGACCACCATCAGGGTCAGTCAATGTTTGTTCGCCCAAATCTTTATGGGAAATACCGCCTGTAGAACCTTTAGGATAGATGCCATGTACAGTATTTTTACCCCATACTACAAGGTAGATAGATGTAAGGTTAGTTGTACCGCCAGCATCAATAATGTTTTTACCGCTTTCTGCGGCTTTTTCATTGTAACGTGCTGCCAAGCCTACAAATTTTTCAGGGGAATTTTCATCACCATAGAATAATGTAGATGCCCATTCTTGGTTCATAGCCTCTAAGAATGCATAATCTTCGGACAAACGGAATGCAGCGGAGTTGCCGTTCAAATCTGCCAAAGATTTATCAATTTCAGCGTAAGCCTCTAGCATACCGCAAGTGTCAGTTACTTGTTTTGTTTTAGATTTGCTTGGTTTAACACCATAGTTAAGCATTCTCCATGTAGCCTCAGGCAAGCCTGTACGTACAGTTGTTTTATGACCTGTAGGCAAGTTGCCCTCTACCATTGTCATATCTTGTACGATTTCATTTGTTTGGTTCATCATTTCGATGATTTGTGCAACTGCATTGTTTGGATCTAATCTAGATTGCACATCTAAAAGTGTTGGGTTCATAGTACCGATTGTAGCCATGTATTACTCCTTTAAATCAATTACTTACTCATAGATGGGTAAAGCATTTTTGCTCGTTCTTCCTCGGAAATGTTTGTACTTCCAGCTTTACCACTATTAGAATTGTTATCTTCGCCAGCCATATTAGCGATATGTGCGAACAGTTGAATTACCTCTACACGATTACCTAAGCCGTTTTGAGATAAGATTTCACGAATGTTTGGAATTTCTTTTTCGACTGCCTCAACACCAACAGATGCTTGTGCTACTGTTTCGTCAAACTTCGCACCTAGAACCTCTTTTGTATGTTCTGCGTATGCTGCATACTGTTTCATTTCGGCTTGTTGTCTTTGTTCCTCATAAGCGGTTACAAGGTCTGTACCATATTTAGAACCAAACTTCGCCATTTCTACTGCTTGCTCTTGTGTTGCGCCTACACCATTGAGTAGCTTAGAAAACTCATTAGCGATGTTTTCATCAACTACACCGCCCTCAAAGGCTGGTGTGAAGTCATATTTGATTGGTTCAGGCACACTTTGTTGTTCGCCTTGGTTAGCACTCTCAGGGGTGCTACCTAGCAATGTACCGCCATCATTCGTGTTTTGTTCTTGTGGTGTACCACTTTCCGCACTACCTGTGTTATTATTCGTGCCTTGTTCTAGTTCTTCTGCCATGTGGTTTATTCACCTTTCTTTTCTAAATCGTTAAACAATTTCTGTTGTTTGATATATTCCAGTTGTGCTTGATGGTATTTAAGTACACCCTCTACACCATCACCGATACTTCCCAAATCGTTCATGTAGGATAACCCTACTTTCCGTTTCCCCTCATTGAAGAATGTTTCGGAGTTGCCTGTGAATGATTGTTTCAATATGTTGGTGCGGTCTAAAAGCCTACAAAAAAACCACCTACCAAGTTCAGTACTTAGTACGTGGTTAAGTGCATCAATATCACGATCACGAATATAATCTTGTTTTGTTTTCATCTACACCCCCATACCCATTAACTGTTGCATTACTGGGTTTCCGTCATTGGCTGCATCTGTTGCTTGTTTAGCAGCACCAGCCATTTGAGGTGCTAATTGTGCCATTTGTAAGGCTTGTGCTTGTTCCTCTTGCTCTTGTTGTGCTTGTTGTTGTTGCTCCATGATTTTTTGATAATCATCATTGGAGCGAATAACCCTAGCAGGTACACCAAGATTTACACCATATATGTCCGCTGCCTCTTCAAAGTTGAATTTCTGAACGATGTTAGCATTGCCCTGTGCTAATGACATTATGAAAGCATAGTACTGTTCGATATTCACCAAAGATGACATTTTCTGTGCTTGTGCTAATGGAGATATGTATTCAATCTTTACATCCATACCATTTAGCATTTCAGCAGTTTGTTCATCGATTGGTGGAAATATTCCAGCTCTATCTAAGATGCCATAAGTACGTTCGATGATAGGGTTTAAAAACTCACTTTGTAAGCGTTCAACTACAGGGCCTAACTGTTGCATTTTTTCTTGTGTACGCTCCATAACTTCACGTGCGGTCATTTGTCCGCTATCGATGTTATCAAGCATCAAGAATAAGTCAGCGCTATAGGCACGTTTAATGCTTTCAGATACAAACTGTATCTTAGCTTGTACGTTTGCAACATCAATACCTACATTGAATATCGGTTCAACCTTACCGCCAGTATCAACTTCCGTTACACCGCCCGGAAATAGATTTACACTACCAATCACATCAGATGTAGCACTCATAGGTGGTTTAATACCTAATTCAATAGCCGTTACTAAATCTTTCTCTAAAAGTTGTAACATCTGTGCATCGGACTGTGCGAACCATGCACACCCTTTACCATAACCGCTTAGATCATGTGTGGTGTGTCTTGCAATAGGAATAGACCATTCCTCAAAGCCACTATGTCTTAGTACCTCATCGGAGTTGCTCCCATCTACCCAATAGATAGATGAGTAAGGCATATTCTTATTACCTAGTTTCCCATTGCGGTCTTTATTAGGTGTAACCAACCAACACACAACATGAGTTGTTGCATTACCTTTGCCATCGTCATATTCACGTTTGACTTGTTCAGTACAAGCATCATAACCAAACTCTTCAACAAGCTGGTCTGCAGTCATTCGGTATTTTCTACCAAAGGTGTTTACCTCACCATTACTGCCACACTCTAATGCATATGTACCGATTGGATAAGATGTGAACCTTACACCAAACTTAGGGTCAGGCATGATTGACATAGGCGCTTGTCCAAATGGTAACTCCATATAGGCTTGATGTACCACGTTATAGAAATTTGACTTAGCAAATACTGCATAGAGTATTTCTTCACGTTCATCAAGTACCTTACTAACATCACTATTAGCTGCTAGGTCAGTATTCTCTAATGTCAGCTTGAACCATTTACGGCTAGGCGGTGTCATGCCACTCATTACACCACTAGCAAAGATTTGGCAACTTTCCCAAGCCACACCATTATTAATCTTATCGGTGTAGACTTTTGATTGGTCTTGTTCATCATCAAATAACCCAAGGAAAGGTAGTTGATAATCTCGAATATCTTTCCACTTAGCAACATACTTTTGACAATTGTTGAACATAGCATTAAACTTTGCCTTAATTTTCGTGTAATCACGTTTCTTAGGCATCGCATTTGTCGGTTGTCTAGCAAGCGTTGATAGGATAGTTCCTTGCATTATTAACCCCCTAATGTGTTCTTAGTGCCAGTTGTTGCCGTGGAAAGAATTGTGCTTTCATAACCACGTTTGCCCTTACGTTTCTTTGCATACCAATCTTCACCAGTCATTGTAGTTGCATCATCTGTTTGTACAGTCGGTGCTGGTGCTGGCATTGGTGTATCAGGCATCTTATTTTTCATGCACATTTAATCACCCCTTATCTTTTTAAATGGATCATACTCTGTATTAGCATGAACCCTACTCCCTACATTCACTTTTTTATTGACCCTGAACGCAAAGGTCAAGGCTAATGCATCGCCTTTATTTGGAGATGGTAACCCTCGTTCTTTCATATCCTTTTTGCTTTCAAGTTGTATTCGTCCATTCTTATCGATGATAGCCTCAGGACTTGTTAAATCGTCATATAACCCTTGGTCGTTTGGTGGAATAGAACCGCCCTCTTTTAACCAATCTTTAAGTTCTCCCCACATATACGCACGCATATTCAAGTACATATCATTAGGTGCTTTACCACCAAAGGCAACTAACCGCCATCGTCTACCCATCGATTTACCGATACTATAAATACCTGTGCCGTAGCCTTGGTCAATGAACACCGCATCTGCTTTGTATTCATCCTCAAACTGTGCAATAAGGTTAGCCATACGCATATCATCGTCATTCTTTTCAATCGTTGCCAAGCACTTCATGGAATAGCCATTACGCATCACGATTTCTAATGTATCACCGCCAGTCCACGCAGGGTCTACACCGATTATCACAGGCAGGTTGTTAAACTCACCAACTCTGTACACTCTCTTCTGTGCTTCATCTGCTATTGATGCGGATATAAACTGCGTATCAGATGCACTAGGGAATAACCCTCTTACACGCACCTTTACAAAGTCGCTATCCTCACCATGAATATCTACCCATTCTTGCAATTTAGCTTTGTTTGAGATTTTAACAGTACGGCTATCTATTTGATATGTAGTCCAATAGTTACGATGTTTTCTGAAACATTCTCTAAACCTACCACTATTACGTGTAGGGTTACCAAACACACACCATATAATCTCTGTTTCCTTATCCGTTAATGCACCCTCTGTTACTTCCCATATCTTATCGGATATTGCTGATGCCTCATCAAATATGATAAGTATTCTGTTACCTTGATTGTGTAAACCAGCGAATGCCTCAGGGTTACTTTCACTCCATGGAATAGCATCTATCCTCCATGTCTTTTCGTATTGTTTATCAGCACTAAACAAGGCAGTAGCCGTATAGGTGAATAATTCTTTACCTATGAATAGGTTGTACCATTTATTGAGTTCAGCCCAAGTCTTAGACTTTAACTGTGTATCAGTATTAGCGGTTACAACTCCCCTTGTGTTCTCATGTGTAGCAATAGCGAATAATATCAACAATGAAGAAAAAGCGGACTTCCCAATACCATGACCTGATGCAACTGCAATTTGTATTGCCTTAGCTAATGACTTACCCTTACGTAGTTCTTCGCCTATTTTAGTGAAAGTCTTTACTTGCCATTCATCAGGGCCATCAAAGTTTTCAAGTGGTGTTCCTTTTTCTCCCCAAGGGAATGCGAAATATACAAAGCCTAATGGATCATGAGTAAACGAACCCAACGCATCAATCAGTTGTGCCTTGTTGTACTTCATCTGATTTCACC